TTACGCCACTTAAAATTAAGTATCTTGCTAGCAATCATGCCATTATGTATTACGTAAGATATGCGCTTATCGGTTTTCGCACATTTTCTGATTTGGTCAGCCAGATATATTGAGATCCCTTCGGATGAATCCAAGCGAGAATCAACATCAATGGCTCGTACACACCCAGTTGCATCTGGATTATGATCCGATTTTGTGGCGGAATGACGAGCATCACCCACCCACCCATCACTGGTAGAGCGACGATCTGGGTACCAGGTATCAATCTGATCTCGTAGCTGTACGCCAGCTGCACATAACCATGGTTTAGACATCTTCTACCCAGGTCAATGTTGCTTCATCCCAAGAATAAAACTTACCGTCATTTGGATGTGCGACTGGTGGCAACCAATTACCATTATCTCTAGTCCAAGATGGATAAGGCTGTGGCGAATAAAAATAACCATCAATATAATCACCATCTATAAAGGCAGGGTTATTCTCGGTGTATGTAATCAGATTATTATTTTCTTGCGTATCATCGGATGCAACAATTATGTTTATTACTTTGTTGTTATTATCTAAAACTGCCATGTTTTTACTCATGCTAAATACCTCACAATAACTAAGCCAGCATATCCGTTAGCACCATTTCCATTGCCTGAATCTGAATGTCCGCCTCCGCCTCCGCCTGAACCAAATGATGTTGCAGCTGAAGATGTAAATGCAGTAGTAGCAGTATTAGTTACTCCACCTGAACCTGCACCAGTTCCACCAATTCCTCTAGTTGTTGAACTACCGCTAAGATGCAAACAGCCTCCGCCTCCGCCAGAACTAATAACTGTCATACCAGAAAAAGATGTAAAGTTTGCAGAAGTTAAATTTGCATCAATGGCTGTTAAAGTTTTACCTTGCCCACCATTACCACCAACTGCTGAACCGCTAGAAGTTCCAGGTGAACCAACTGCAGTGGCACCTCCGCCGCCAGCACCTGCATAATACGGTGCGTTACGGCTACCATTACCACCAGCGAATGTGTTTGATCCTGATGCAGAACCGCCAGTTCCTTGATTATCGCCTCCGCCCCCTGATCCGCCAGTTAATCCATTTGAATTATCATTTGATCCAGCACCGCCACCGCCATTAGCAGTAATTGTTGATGTTCCAGTAAATACACTGTTACCGCCGCTACCGCCTTTATTGCCAGCGACTGTAGATCCTGAACCTAAGGCACCAATTGTTACGCTATAAGTACTAGGAGTTAAACTTTGTGACTGGAAAAATCCTGAACCTTCAATTGCGCCTGCTCCACCGCCGCCTGCAATATTATTTCCGCCTCCACCGCCTGCGCCTACTACTAAAATATCAGCGCTTAAAGTTCCATTTGATACAACTAAAGAACCGCCAGCAGTAAATAAACGATAGACATAGCCGCCAACTGTTACTACTTCATTACCACCTGTCACTGTTATAGGTGGTGTAAACCCATGCACACCTGCGACTATATTTCCTATCATTATGCAATAGCTCCTACTACATACCAAGTATTAGCAGCTGTTTTTAAACATACTGCAGTCTTATATTGTGCAAGGGTTGGCGATGCTGCTACTGCTCCAGCACTTAATACTGTGGTAGTTCCTGGTGTTACTGCGCTAATTGTGCAAAGGCCTGCACCAATATTTAATACTGTAATTGCTGTGCCTACTGGGAATGCTACAGATGCATCTGTTGGAATCTTAAATGCTATTGCTGTGGCTTTGTTCATTATCTCTAATACCTGATATTGATCTGCAAGTACAGCTGTGTAATCTGCTGTGTTTGCAGTGCCTATCGTAAATGAAGTTAAGCCATTAAACATGCCAGAGGTAAGTACGTCACCTGTTGCTGCTGGAAATCCTGTTGCCATTATTGCTCCTTAATAAGAAAGTACGTTTTGTCCTAAGACACCGTAATCTACGTTGCCTATTATAAACCCATCTATGACAGGTTCTAGTGTTGTAAAGGTTGTTTTCCAACTATTTGGTGTTATGTTCATGCGTACACCAAAAATCTGTAGGGTCTTCTCTAGCAAAGATCCACCTGGCTGAGTAGTAATAATGGTTATAGGATCAAAAAAATCTAGGTTTAAGGCTGCAACTACACCTGTGTCGTAGTTAGGCGTGTATAGGTCTAGGACTATGGCATCACATCGGATCGTGGTCTCAGCTCTACTGGCCACATAAGCCTGAGCATAATCTAGGGCTACAGCATCGGTCTGCATGAGTAGGTTGTCTTGGAAGTAACTATGTAAAAAATATTTGTCTATACTGTCTTGATTTTCGGCGACCATTGGTGAGCCACCAGTCCTCGTAATTGTGGCTTTGTTAAATATTAGTGTGTCATTTAATATCCATGATGCATCAAAGTAATCTATGCCTGTGCCGTTATCTGCAAAAACTGTGGGTGTGCCGCCAATTGATCCAACAGTTACAGCTCGGTCTTGAAAAATAAAAGAATTATTGGCATCTACATATAATGCGCCATACTCTGAGGTCGCTACAGTTTGTAAAGCTGCTAAAGCTGTGCGATTAGTGCCTGGGTCTGCCTGCATAGTAGTCAGCCCTGCATCAATATCACGCTGAGAAGTTGGCCATGAAATCTCATCTAATATTTCGTTAATACGTGTGCCTGATAAGTCACCTGCAATAGCACCTGTGACTGTGCTGATCTGTGCTAATTGGGCTAATCTAAATGCATCTACAGCTTGTATTGTAGTTATGGCTAAATCTTCACCAGACTCATCTGGGTATGTAGTTACATAAGAAGTGATAAATCCTGAGAAAATTGGATAGGTAACATTGTTAAAGGTAGCAGTAATCTGTACCTTCTTCATAGGTGTTAATAAATTATAGTAGGGCCCCGATACGTTCATTGGGTTAAAATCACCCGACTGATCTACTATGCGTAAAGTTAGTGCGCCTGTCTGAAATTGATCTGATAGTGCAGTACGGCCTCGGTTAGTTTCAATACGGTTAACCTGATTAGACACATCTACAATTACAGCTGCGCTATCGGCCAATACGTTAGTGCCTAAAATACCTTGGTCAATAATCATGGCCTGAGCAAATGATGGGCCAGTGCTAAAGTTAATTATTGCATTTATTACTGGTACGGTCATACTATAAAGCCATTAGGTACTGTTGAGTAACCTGACCTAGTTGCCACCTGTATGCTCTCTGCTATAGCCTGACTTAGCCTGTCGCCACCTGCATCTACGGTTACTCTAATATCCATAGGGGCTTGTGCTGTAGTGCGCTGAGCATTATTTTGGCTTAAAAATTCATTTATGCGTGAGTTTAATTCTCGCGTAGATTCTATTGCTACATCTTTTTGAAATGCGGCTATTTTTTCGTTAGTTGCTTGAGCTGTAGATAGGGCATAAGAGTAAGTAGGTGCTGCAGTTGAGGTCGGTGTTTTAACGCCACCTAATGAAGATATGAATGCAGCTATCTGTGCGTTTAATGCTCGCACCATTTCTAGGGCTGTGTTTTGTAGGTAATCATCTATCTTAGTGTTTAATGTTTTTACCTTAAATAATGCAAAGTCTTCTAAAGACATACCTGCCAGTTTTGCCTGCTCTGCAAGTTTTCTTAATGCTTCAGTTGCTTCTAATTCTGCCAGATATTTTTTAGCCAAAGCCTCGTTATTGTCCAGGATTGCTAACTGTGATTTTAGGCGTAATTTAGTCTCTTCATCGGTAGCATTGTTTAGGGCAGCGTTTATGCCTATGCGCTCTAGGTCAAACTTCTTTTTTAATTCTTCTACATTCTTATTTTCTATAGCGTTCTTCTTTTGCAAGGTTGCTAATTCTGCAGCCTTAGCCTTTGCTAATCTATCCTCGGTCTGTAATTGTTTAGCAGATATACGGCCTGCGCTGCGTTGCTGATTAAATGGTAATTGACCAGGTTGTTTATCTAATGAACCTAATTTACTTGTAAGTGAGAATATGTTTGTAGCAGTCAATACATCTAATAATTGTTTAATGCCTGGTGCATTACCCACAGTTTTAATTGCTTTTGCTAATTCACCTATACCACCTACTACATCGGCTATACCTTTAGCAAGGTTAGTCATATCATCGGACAAACTTTCTATACTTTGGTCACTACTTAATGCAGTTAAAGCATCTACTAAACCTTTACCTATAATCTCTGTAGCATCGGCAGCGGCAACTTGTAGCAGACTCATCTTGCCTGCGTATGTGTCTAATCTAGCTGCGGCTTGACCTGCGAACTTAGAATTAAGTTCTTCCATGATCTTATCCATGTTGCCAGTCTTGAGCGTGGCTTTGCTTATGCCTGCGCCTAATCTGCTAAGGCCTGCGGTATTACCTGAGAATCCACGTGTTAATGCTGCGCTGACCTCGGAAAGTGATCTACCTGTAGCTGCACTTACATTTAATGCTGTCTGCAGTGCATCTTGGCTCTTTGTAATAGATCCAGTAGCTGTAAGTAATTGCTGAAATGCTGGTCGTAACTCATCATCTAATACGCCATACAAAGACTGCAGGCTAGATATGTATGCTTCTACTCCCGGTGCTGAAAATGCAAAGCCTGTATTTTGTAATTGTACTTCTAGTGATTTAGCGGCCTTTTCATCAGCTGCAAATGCTTTAATTGCTTTTTTACTAAATGCCAATAATTGATATGCGCCAAATGTGGTAGCAAAAGTCTTACCTAGTTTTTTAACTTGTTTATCAAAGGCTGATATATCTTTCTGACCTTTTTTAAGTGCCTTGCCATTAAAGGTAGCAATAGCCGAGACAACTACATTGGCCATTAGGCTGCCTTCTTAATCTCTGTGGCTTTGTTAAATTGTATAGCTGTAGAGTTTATAGCTTTGAGAATTGCATCATAAACTTCTTGACTATCCTGAGCCCATGCCTTAAATATGAGTCTGCCTTTTGTCTTT